GAGCACTGCTGCAAGTTGAGGGTTCTGTTCTGATATTAGCATTTGTTGAGTTATATTGCCCGTTTTCCAAGGATTTACTTGACCTCCAGAAGTATTTGCTATAGGGCTAGGCTTTGCACCCATTCCAGCAGCACTACTAGGCTTGAAATGATGTTCCCAACCACTTCCAGGATTTTTAAGAGTTGAAAGATAAGTATTTAAATCTTGTTCAACACCACCATTAAGAACAACGACCTTACCTTCAGCATTTTTTTGTAATTTATTTTGTAATAAAGCTAAAGTTTGTTCAGCATTTATAGCACCAAGATTACTAATAGCAGCTAATGCTTTTGTTTTTGTTGAAGCCACTTCATTAGAAGTTTTCATATCTTCTAATTGTTGCGACAAACTTGAAATCTGTTGATCTTTTTCTTGTGCAGTTTTATTAGCCTCTTCCCAAAGAGTTTTCCATTGTCCTTGATCTTCTAATTCTTGTTTTCTTTGTTCCTCTTTTTTCTTATAAACTTCATCAAGTTTATTTTTTGCACCCTTAAACTTTTCTTGTTCCTCTGCAACTTGCTTTTTTAAAGCATTTAGTTGTGATTCATATTCTGCTTTTATAGAGGTAAGATCAGGTGCTTGTGGTTGTGTTTGTTGTGAAGCAGTTTCAGCCACGGGCTGTTCAGCGTTGGTCACAGACTCAGGCTGAATTACTTTTTCTTCGATTGCCATGAATTAGTCAGATAGTGGGCTAGTAGTTTTCTTTTTAGTAACTTTTTTCTTTGTTACTTTTGGTGTAGGAGCAGAAGAAGTTTTAGTTTCAACTGAAGCCGTTGAATGTACAAGTTCTACTTCTTCCCATTTATAAGTTCCGTCAGGTTGCAGAACATGGTCTAAAGATTTAGCCATAATTTTTATGTACTTATATACTATTGTATCAAACTATTCGGATTTAGCCTCATTTGCTGATGGTAATACTTCACCTTGAACCAAAATATCTCTAAATTCCTCTCTATCAATGACTTGTTGATCGAATAGAGATGTTAAGGCTGTAATATCTTGTCCTATCAATCTTTCGATGTCAAAGTCTCTGCTGATTTTTATTTCTGGTGGTTCGATTCCAACATACTCGGCTGAGAGATTAAAGGCTTTCTGTAGTTTTTGTTCAAGTTCCATTGATACCATTGCGAGCATGGAATTGGTGTCCACACGATCTAGCCTACGAGCATCTGCTGATTCTGCAACAAACTTCTGTTGTGATAATGTACTGATTCCTAATGTTGCCATCTGCATCTGTAACTCTTTTATTTCAGCAGATTGAGCTTCAAAAGCACTAGAAGCTGGTTCAACATAGTATATTTTGTTACCAGGTTGAGTTGCCATTGCGTAGTTTACACTAATAGCAAGGTCTTTGGTCTGGTCGTCATATCCTTCCATTACAAGCATTGGTTGAGATGCAACGTGCAAACTATGAATAAGATCAGCCTGTCTCTGAAAATGTGCAATATTTAGATATGCAATGTCCAGTAAAGGTGGTTTGCTGACTAAATTATCAGTTTTTCCAGAATAAATAGTAACTAAAGGTATTTCACCAAGAGAAAATTCACCAGATTCAACCTGTTTATAGTCTTTATCAGATGATCCAGCTTCAAAACTGCCAACAGAACTTCCATCTGAAACATCATACATTTCTTCTATCTGCTCTTTTTTACGGAATACTCTATAACTTCCTGGTTCGATTACTCTTACTTGGTCAAATACTTTTTCTCCAAACTGTCCATCTGGGAGCACAGCTTTTTCACCGAGTCTTACCTGTATCAAGTTTCCGTAATTTGATTCTCTATCTAGTCTCCAACCGTAGAGATTGTTTGGGTCAATTTCGATCCAGTAAGGTCTGCGGTTCTGTTGACGTTCTTCAGCTAAACTTACTGCTCCCGATGGTGCTGGATAATCTACAAGAATATGGCTTTGGCCATATGTGAGAGAACACATCAATAATCTTCTTGCGTATTCATCTAAATCTGACTTTCTGCCATCTACATCCATTTTGAACATATCGGTCCAATAAGGATCTCCTGTAAGTGCTATTGGTTTCCGCAATACGAGACCTGTAGCTGCTCTGATTAATCTTTGGGTAAATGGGGAAAATACTGCACGATTTACTCTGGCTAGGTAAGCATCATAATCCTCTCTTGGCTCTAGTGGTAGGAATGTTTCGCTATTTGTTCGGAGATAGTCTGTTCCTTCGGTTACGGCTTTCATTATTTCCCATCCTTTCATCATGTCTAGGACAGCCCTCGTGCGAGTAAAAGGACTGTCTATCCCACCTACAGAAGTAGATGAGATAATATTGGTTCTAATTGGTCCAGGTACAGCGTAAGTCATTGTTTACCATTTAGTGCGGTGTGACCAGTATCTAGCCGTAAAAAATCCTGGGTTGGGATCTTGTGCGTTATGTCTGGCATAATACGATCTTCTTCTGGCTTTGTCTTTTTCGGACTTAGGGTTTTTACCAGCACCCACAACCCCCTGTTGACCAAATCGTATTAGTTTTATTTTATCGCCTTTTTTAGCCAGTACCACATGAGATTTAGTGGGGTGACTAGGTGTTTTCTTTGGTTTATTGAATCCTTCTAATCTATTTTTCGTAAGTCTAGGATCTTTTTTACTCATTTTCCTACCTTTTTCATAGTTAGATTATGAGCTTCAGTAAAAGTTTTACCTTTTAGCATCAGCTTTTTCATCTCTTCCATGTGCTTTCTAGTATGAGTACCCTTCTTTTTATGCCTGGCTAGAGCGTCTTGCTGTCTTTGAGTTAGGGTTTTCATTTTTTCTTCCTCTTTTTCTTGGAACGTAACTTTTTCAAGTCGGCAGCAGTAATCTTATCCCGTGGTGGAGCAACAGCAGCTAATTTACGTTGCTTCGCTGAGTAGGATGATTTAGGCATTATGCAGCGTTGGTAATAGCACCAGAAGTAATAAAGCTTACACTTACAGTTTCAAGATCACCTGTTACAGCAGATAAACTTGTTCCTGTTACAATTCCAGAAAAACTTACTTTTTTAGCTCCAGAAGTATCTAAAAATAATTCAAATTGAGCATCACCAGCATCTTCTGTTGTTAAAACATCAGCTAATAAATTTGCAGTTTCGTTACCGCTAGCTGCTGTGTAAAGAAAATCAATAGTACCTGATCCAGAAATTAAACTACCTACAAATGATCTTGCAGTATCTCCATGAGCAGTTACATCTAAAGTATCTTTTGTAGTATCTAAAGTCCAACCTGTAGTTGAAACTACTGCCTCAGTAGTACCAGAAGAGTTCTTAAATTTAACAGAACCTTCTTCTCCACGAAAAAATGCCATGATCCAAAGAAAAAAGAGTATTTATAGATAGTTTAACTTGTAGTTGACTTTTTTACAGTACCCTCTTTGAGTTTTCTTTGATATTGTTCACATCTAGGATCCCATAAAGCAGGATTACGCTTGCCTTTTACTGCTTCGATGATGTCTAGCATCTCGTCTGTAATTTCTGTCATTTTTTCTTGGATTTCTTTCTAAGTATATCAGCATCTGCTTTTCTTGCCCCTCCTCTACCACTGATAAAGCTGTTTACTCTGCCCATCGCCCATGCAGCCATTGGTACGTTGCGAGATCCAGAGGATAAATAGGCTCCTTGTCCTCTGCGATACACCTGGGCAAGCTGTCCGTAAGTAAAACGACTCTTATCTGCCTTTTTTCTTAGTGTTTCTTTTGTTTTTTCGCT